AGAAAAAACATTACGAGAACTACGCCAGAGACAAGAGGAACTTACAGATGTTCTAAAAACTGGTGGTGTTCAAGACTGGGAGGGGTATCAAAGAATTCTTGGTGAGCTGTCAGGTCTAAGCTCAGCTGAGAGAATTATAATAGACCTGCAAAATATAAAGGAGCAAAATGATGGAATCTGAAGCTAAAAAAGGTACACCTATACCTGATCATGTAGAAAAGGTACGGGAACTAAAAAGTGAAGAGAAACCAGTTCAGGAGTTTACACCTGAATCAGTACAGGAAGATGAATCTCTTATGGAGAAACTACCTGAACCAACAGGGTACAGATTATTAATCTTACCTTTTACACAAAAAGCAGTAACTAAAGGTGGTATACACTTAGCTGAGTCTTATGTAGAAAAAGAAAGATTAGGTACTAATGTGGGTTTCGTAGTATCATTGGGACCAGATGCTTACAAAGATAAGAACAAGTTCCCAAATGGTGCTTGGTGCCAAGCAAGAGATTGGGTTATTTTTGGAAGGTACGCAGGAGCTAGAATCAAAATTGATGGTGGCGACTTGCGGTTAATAAACGATGATGAAATACTAGCTGTGGTGAATAACCCAGAAGATGTAGAGTAACACGCAACAGGAGAGAAACATGGCAGAATCCATGCAACAAGTAGAAGAAGCTGTTGAAGAAACAGTAGAAGTTGAACTAGAAGAGGCAACAACTGAACAAGCTACTCCGCTTGAAGAAGTAGAAGCCCAACCTACAGAGACTCAAACAGAACCTGAGAAGGATGTATCTGACGAAGAAGAAATAGCTGAATATAGTGAATCAGTAAAGAAAAGAATTAACAAACTAACCTATAAAATAAGAGAAGCAGAAAGAAGGGAACAAGCAGCAATAGAATACGCTAAAGGTGTTCAGGAAAAACTTAACACAACTCAAGCAAACCTTTCACAAAAAGATCAAAATCTTTATGATGAATATTCAGCTAGAGTCGACACACAGTTACAATCAGCAGAAGAACGCTATAAACAAGCACACGACATAGGCGACACAGACGCTATGTTGAACGCTCAAAAAGAAATAGCAAAGCTGGCTGTAGAGCAGGAAAGTTTAACAAGAGTTAAACCAGAACCTCAAGAAGCACCTGTAGAAGTTCCACAAGTAGATCAACAAGCTCAGCAGCAAGTTCAACAAGAAGTTGCACCAGACCCTAAAGCTCAAGAATGGGCAGCAAAAAATGAATGGTTTGGCGAAGACTTAGCTATGACTACGAGTGCTTTTGCTTTTCATAGGCAATTAGTTGAACAAGAAGGTTTTGATCCAGCCTCTGATGAATATTATGCAGAGGTTGATTCAAGAATGGCGAAGGCTTTTCCTCATAAGTTTAATACTGGAGGAGAAGTTTCTCAATTAAATAATAACGTGCAGGAACCTGTAGCTAACTCAAGCAGAGGTGCAAGAGGAACAGCAGGTAAAGCACGCACTGTCAAGTTGACTCCAAGTCAGGTAGCGATAGCTAAAAGATTAGGTGTTCCTCTTGAAGAGTACGCAAAACACGTCAAGTGAGGAGATAAAAATGGCTGATAACAAAGAAGAAATCACCACAACAGATCGAGCTCCAAGATCTGCAGATAGTCGAGACAAAGACTCTCGCCCAAAACCATGGCAACCACCGTCTTTATTAGACGCACCAACGCCACCAGATGGTTATATCTATAGATGGCTTAGAGAATCTATGGTAGGAGTAGAAGACAAAGCGAATATGTCAAAACGTATTCGTGAAGGATGGGAACCAGTGAGAGCTGAAGAACACCCTGAGTTTGAAGCACCAACTGTAGAGGATGGAAGACATGCAGGTGTAATCGGAGTAGGTGGGTTAGTACTCGCAAAGATGCCAATCGAAACCGTCGAACAACGACGTGCATACTACAATCAAATGGCTGCAGACCAGATGCAGTCAGTCGATTCAAATCTTATGCGTGAAAGTGACAGTAGAATGCCTATTAGTCAACCTAATAGAAATACTCAAGTCACATTTGGTAAAGGAAATGATTCGTAAGAATCATTAATTTAATTAACTTTAAAGGTGAATAATAATGGCAAATGTAAATGACCCAAATGGATTCACACCAGCTTATCACATGGCTGGAGGCACTATTCGCCCTTCTGAGTTTCCTATCCAAAGTGGTGCTACTGGCGATATCTTTTCAGGTGACGTCGTCAAGCTCACAAGTGGATATGTACTTCAAGGGGGAGCGACTGATGCTCCGCTAGGTGTATTTGGTGGATGTGAATACCAAGACACAACTGGAGAAGTAATCTTTACAAGAAGATTCGTCTCTGGAACTACTACACTTGGTTCTGCAAATGTTAAAGCATACGTGTATGCTGATCCTAACATAGTTTATGAAGCCCAGTTTACTGGAACTCCTTCACAAGCTGACGTAGGAAAAGTACACACTATCTCTACAACTGCAGGTGATACTAACAACAACCGTTCGAAAGAAGGTGTGACTACAACTACCGCTAGTGGTATAGCTAAATTAGTTGCTTATGTGGATAGACCAGATAACACAGCTAATGCTCAATACGCTAGAGGGTATTTCATATTCCCAGCTTCAACATACGGTAACGACTAAAAGGTGATATAAAATGGCAATTAATAGAGCTCAATTAGTAAAAGAACTCGAACCAGGACTGAATGCACTTTTTGGTCTCGAGTACAACCGTTATGAGAACGAGCATGCAGAGATTTTTGACACTGAAGCTTCAGACAGAGCGTTTGAGGAAGAAGTGATGTTATCAGGCTTCGCACAAGCTCCAGTAAAAGGGGAAGGTGCAGCAGTAAGTTATGATACAGCTCAAGAAACTTTCACATCTCGTTATACTCATGAGACAGTGGCTTTAGCTTTCGCATTGACTGAAGAAGCTATCGAAGATAATCTCTACGATACTCTTTCTTCAAGATATACAAGAGCTTTAGCTAGATCAATGGCTAACACGAAGCAAGTAAAAGCTGCAAACGTGCTTAACAATGGTTTCTCTACTTCATTCCCTGGAGGAGATGGTAAACCTCTCATGACAACTGACCACCCTAGCTTAACAGCTGGCGATCAGTCTAATGAACCAAGCACTGCTGCTGACTTGAACGAAACTTCGTTAGAGAATGCATTAATTGATATCTCTGCGTTTAAAGACGAAAGAGGCATCAAAGTAAATGTACAAGCTAGAAAGCTAATCGTCCCACCACAACTTCAGTTTGTGGCTGACAGAATATTAAATTCTCCAGGAAGAGTAGCTACATCGGATAACGACATCAACGCTATGAAGAACATGGGAATGTTCCCAGAGGGTTATGTTGTTAACCATTATCTAACTGATACAGATGCATTCTTTATCAAGACAGATGCCCCTAATGGTCTGAAGCACTTTGAAAGAGCGCCAATGACAACTGGTATGGAAGGAGACTTCGAAACTGGTAACGTTAGGTATAAAGCTAGAGAAAGATATTCTTTCGGCTTTAGTGACTGGCGTGGAATCTACGGATCTCCAGGTGCTTAATCATTAAGCATAGCTTAGGAAAGGGATCTTCGGATCCCTTTCTTTTTTATAAGTATTACTATAGAATAAATTCATCTAGGGTAAATAATTTGTTTTATAGACTGACCTAGCAGACAAGCCAAGACTATAAAACATATTTCCAAAGGAGGAAATTATGGCAAAATCGACGTTCTCAGGACCAGTAAAATCATTAGCTGGTTTTATTTCTGCAGGTAGTTCAGTAGTAGTCAGCTTAACAGCAGACACAAGTTTAACTGTTGCTGCACACGCAGGAAAGATACTAACATGTAATGATGCAGACGGTAAGTTTACGTTACCTAGTATAGTAACAACTTCACCATCTGATCCTACAGATCCTAATCAACTTAATAACTTAGGTGCAAGTTTCTTCTTTGTAGTAGAAACTGCAGCTACAGATATGGATATTAAAACTGACGGAACAGATAAGTTCGTTGGTGGGTTGTATACTGGTGTAAACAATGCAACAGGTAAAACTTTTATATCTGGAGCATCTAACGATGTTATTACTTTGAATGGCACAACTAAAGGTGGACTTGCTGGTAGTATTATCAAAGTAACTGCTATGGCTTCGGCTAAATATGCAGTAGAAGGTATTACACTAGGTTCAGGAACTTTAGTAACACCATTCGCTGACGCATAATCAGGAGTAAATAATGGCTGATGCAGTAACTTCAACAACCATCCTTGATGGCGACAAAGATTTCGTAGTTCAGCTGACCAATGTTAGTGACGGCACTGGTGAAAGTGCTGTCGCTAAAGTGGATGTGAGTGCTTTAACAGCACGTAAAAGTGATGGAGCAGCATGCACAGGAATTAAACTTACCAAAGTTTATTACTCTATTTTAGGTTTTACTAAGATAGGTTTATTCTGGAATGCAACTTCAAACACTTTGTGTATGGAATTAAATCCAAGTGCTGATGGTATTTTAGACTTTTCACCTTTCGGTGGACTACAGAATACAGCAGGCTCAGGTAAAAACGGAGATCTTTTACTCACAACTACTGGGCATAGTTCAGGTGATACATACATGATAGTTTTACATTGTATTAAAGACTACGAATAATGGCGACATCAGGAACTAAGACTTTCCAGCTAACCATTGCGGACACTATTGAAGAAGCATATGAGTTAGCTGGCTTAGAGCTTAGGACAGGATATGATGCAGAGACTGCTAGACGGTCTCTGAACATCATGTTTGCAGATTGGGCTAATAGAGGTGTAAACCTTTGGACTATCGAGCAAGTAACCACAAGCCTAACCGCAGGTACGAATAGTTATACACTTAATTCGTACGACATAGACATAGTTTCTGCAGTCATAAGACAAGTAGATAACTCTACAACAACAGACCTACAACTCACTAGAATAGGTCGTACAGAATATTTAAACATACCTGATAAGTCTTCCACAGGAAGACCCACTCAATTTTTTCTAGACAGGCAAACGACACCTGTAGTAAAACTGTGGCCAACACCAGACAGTGTAGCAACTTACAGTTTAATAGCTAACACTATACAACGTATAGATGATGTGACAGCATCAGCTCAAGACCCAGAAGTACCTTCAAGGTTTATTCCTTGTATGGCTAGTGGGTTAGCGTACTATATAGCTTTAAAAAAGAACCCAGAAAGAGTTGGGTTATTAAAACAACAATACGAACAAGACTTTAAACTAGCTGCAGATGAAGACCGTAACAGAGCTTCACTACATTTAGTGCCTAATAGGAGTTATTTATAATGGCGTATGCTTTAGGTAAATACTCTAAAGGTCAATGTGATAGATGTGGCTTTGTGTATAAATATCTTCAGTTAAAAACTGAGTGGAACGGTTTAAAGGTTTGTAGTGAGTGCTATGAACCTAAACACCCACAACTAGAACCTGTACCAACACCAACTGACCCAGAGGCTTTAGTTCAGCCTAGAGGAACAGAAAGTGCACCCACCACAGGTTACGGTATAGTAAGAACAGGAAACACTAAAAATGCTGCAGGTATTACAGCACCTTCTATGGATGTATCTCATAATGACATCATAGGCTCAAGTTTTTACATGAGTGAAATCACAGCAAGTTTAGGAACAGTAACAGTAAGTACAGGATAAAAATAATGAGTTGGACATACTCTTCATTAAAAACTGCTTTACAAGACTACTCAGAATCTACTGAGTCTTCTTTTGTTACGCACCTACCTGACTTCATAAAAACAGCAGAAGAAAGAATTTTAAAAGCTGTCCAACTGGACGACTTTATTAAAAATGTAACAGGAACAGCGACAGCTAGTTCTGCATATCTAGGAGCACCTAGCGACTTTTTGTCTTCGTTTAGTTTAGCTGTAATAGACAGTAGTTCTAATTACAACTATCTTAAATTGAAACATACAAGTTTTATACGGGATTTTACTCCCGCGTCCTCGACAACAGGATTACCAAAGTATTATGCGGAGTTTGATGATGATACATTTATATTAGCACCAACTCCAGACAGTAATTACACATTTGAGCTACACTATTTTTATAGACCCTCATCCCTTACTTCGGCAGGTGATTCTGGCACAACTTGGCTATCTGAAAATGCTCCTAATGCATTATTGTACGGTAGTTTAGTAGAAGCCATGGTTTATCTAAAAAACTATGAATCATTACCAATCTATGAACAAAGATTTCAAGAAGCGATTGCTTTAATGAAAAACCTTGGGGAAGGTAAATCTACCCAAGATCAATATAGATATGACCAAGTAAGGAGAACACCACAATCATGAGAATAGAAAAACTCGAAGGGGCGAACATCGCCATAGTTGCTATGGGTGAAAGTCAGTTAGACTACCACCTATCAATATCACACGGAAATGAATTTGATGAAGTCTGGGCAATAAATGCTATGGCAGGCATAGCCAGACAAGTTGATAGAACTTTTATGTTGGATCCAGCAAGTAGGTTTCTTGATAGTGACGCAGCAGGAAGTCAAACACATTTAATGCGTAAAGTTTTAAAGTCTCATCCTGGACCAATCTACACATGTGAACTAGACGAAAGATGTGATAACCTAGTAGAGTTTCCACTACTTGATGTTGTCAAAGAAACAGGCAGTTGTTATTTAAACAACACAGTTTGTTTTGCTATAGCTTTTGCCATGTATAACAGAGTTGGTAGAATAAACATGTTTGGGGTAGATTTTACATACAAAGGTAATCTACACTTTGCAGAAGCAGGAAGAGCCTGTGTTGAGTTCTGGTTATCTAAATGTATAACTGCAGGTATAGTTGTAAGTGTTGCTCCTAGATCTGGTCTACTAGACACAGATGTTCCTATACAAGATAAAATATATGGATATCATAGGTTAGACAACCCACCGTTAGTGATGTTTGATCCTGAAACAAACGATTTTTATGAAGTAGGTTTTAAAGAATACACTGAAGCAGTAGAAGAACAAAATAGAAAAACAGCAGAACTTGTGCCAATACTCACCACACCGCCAGAAGCTAAGAGATATTAAAATGATAGAAATAGAAACAGTAAGCAGTATAGGCAGTATAACTGTAGCAACACAAAATAATAGAGGACATCCACCAGAGTATTGGGCAGAAAGAGCAACAGAAAGAATTTGTGGAATATCCGAAGACGCAGCTCCTCATGTAAAACAACAAGCTGAGGCTTTCAGAGTAGCTATTTATAACACAATACTTTATTATATTAAGCAGAGCATCAATAGTGAAAGATGCACTATGAAAAATTTACTGACTCAACAAGGTCATGAAGATTTAGCTAAAATATTAACGGAGATAAAGTAATGGCAATTACATCAACTTTAACAACTAGCTTTAAAAAAGAATTACTAGAAGCAACACACAACTTTAAGGCTTCTGGAGGCAATACTTTTAATTTAGCTTTGTACACAAGTTCAGCAACTATGGGTGCCGCAACTACAGCATACACCACCACAAACGAAGTTACTGGTACTAACTATACAGCAAAAGGAGCAGCATTAACGAATGTCGCTCCAACAAGTTCTGGTACTACAGGATTTACAGACTTCGCTGATTTAACTTTTGGTACAGCAACAGTAACAGCTAGAGGTTGTATGATTTTTAATGATACTGCTTCAGGTGATCCTTCAGTTGCTACCATAGACTTCGGTGGAGATAAAACTTCAACAGCTGGTGATTTTACTATAGTTTTCCCTGCTGCTGCAGCAAGTACAGCTATTATAAGAATAGCTTAGTTTTAAATGGCAGCGATCACTGGGTGGGGTCGAGGCACTTGGGGTTCTGACACTTGGGGTGAACCCAACCCTGTCACACTTACAGCACCAAATGCTGCAACAGGATCTGTAGGATCTTTAACTGTTGTTGCTAAAGCTAATATTACTCCTGCTTCACAAGTAGGAACTTCTGCTTTAGGTACGGTTTCTATTGATGCAGAAGCAAACGTAACCCTTACAGGACAATCAGCAACTAGCGAACTAGGATCTGTAACAACAGATGCTGAAGCTAATGTTACACTATCTGGACAATCTGCTACAAGTGCTTTAGGCACACCATCTATAGATGCTGAAGCTAATATTACACCCACAGGACAATCAGCCACTGGTGCTGTTTCTGGTGTAGGTGTAAACGGTAACGCAGTAGCAACTTTACCTAGTGCAGTAGGAACTTTAGGTTCTGTTTCGGTAGATGTAGATGGTGAAGCAAATGTTCCTGTAGCAGGATTAAGTGCAACAAGTGCTGTAGGTTCTGTAACAGTACATCATAATGAACTATTTACATTAGATGGTGTATCTGCAACAAGTTCTCTAGGTGATGTAACCACAGTATCTAAAGCTACAGTTACTTTA